GAGTTTGAGAGATACATTCAGAAAACAAAAGACCACATAAGGTCAAATAGCAATCTGGTGGTAGAGATTGAATAACAAACCAACCAGCCGAGAGAGACTGCATCTAGGACGGATAAAAGAGATGCCGTGTGGGGTATGTGGTCAGGCAGGGCCATCGGATGCACACCACATTGAGCAGCACCAGCAGTTCCTTTGTATTCCGCTTTGTAAGGATTGCCATCAAGGGTCATTCAACGGAATTCACGGACAGAAACGAATCTGGGCGGTTCACAAAGAAACGGAAATGACAGTGCTAAACGAAACCCTGAGAAAGTTGTTAGGATAGAGGCACTCAGTTGCCATTGAGTTTTAAGAGGGCTTGCGTCCTCTTTTTTTTGTGGGATAATGAACAAACTCCATGAGGACACCTATGTCTGGACTATTAGAGCCATCCGTAAAGATTGAAATCGAAATTAAAAGCCAAGAGAAAAGTGGCGAGGCTTGTCCAGTTGCGACAGGTGACGTAGAGGTCAATCTTGAGAATCGTCAGAAAGCCATTGACAAAGCGAACTATGGCCCATTGAATCCCAATGAAGCCAACATGGATTACTGGCGAGACATTTCTAAGATGTGGAGAAACTCACCAGACCAAGCTAAAAAGTCTCGTTGCGGCAACTGCTCTGCTTTCATCCAAACCCCTAAGATGCTCTCATGTATCGAGACAGGCTTAGAGATGGGCGATACCGAGATGGATGCTTGGGAAGTGATTGACGCTGGTGACTTAGGTTACTGTGAAGTATTTGATTTTAAGTGTGCTTCTAAGAGAACTTGTGAGGCATGGATTGCAGGTGGGCCAATAACCGAGGAAAAATATGATGGGAACGACAAATCAGCAAGCGTTGGAGATGATGCAGAAACTTATGCAGAAGAAGACTAAACCCATGCCTGTGCGTGGCGAAAGAACTGCAAAGAACAAAGCAAAGAAGCCTAAAAAATAATGGGTTTGTACGCTAATATCGTTGCAAAAAAGAAGCGTATCGAGGCTCAAAAGGCTGCTGGAAAAACTCCAGAGCGTATGCGTAAGGTTGGCTCAAAAGGCGCACCTACTGCGGATGCGTTCAAGCAAGCGGCTAAGACTGCTAAGAAAAAATGAGTGCGGCTTGGACTCGTAAGGAGGGTAAAAACCCTAGTGGCGGCTTAAATGAAAAGGGTCGCAAGTCTTACGAGCGTGAAAATGCAGGAAGCAATCTAAAACCTCCTGTTAAATCTGGCGACAATCCTCGCAGAGCGTCTTTCCTTGCTCGAATGGGAAGCAATGCAGGGCCAGAGAGAAAGCCTGATGGTAGTCCTACTCGTTTGTTGCAAAGTCTCCAAGCGTGGGGTGCAAGTTCTAAGGCTGATGCCAAGGCTAAAGCTAAAGCTATTTCACAGAGGAATAAGAAATGAAAATGACAAAAGCTGGTGAAAAGAAAATGTCCAAGGTGATGGGCGAGTACAAAGAGGGCAAGCTACACTCTGGTAAGGGTGGTAAGGTTGTTAAGAATCCTAAGCAAGCCCTTGCCATTGCAATTAGTTCTGCTGCCAAAAAAATGGGTAGAATGAAATAACTAAATCTACTCGTTGTGAGTAGACACTAACTTGACCAACCCTAGAGGAGTCAAACAAAAATGAATAAATTAGAGGCAGGAAAACCAGAAAACCTAACCAATAGGGGTAGGGGAAGACCTAAAGGCGCAACTAATAAGTCAACAGTAATCGTCAGAGAGGTCATAGCCTCATTTGCTGATGAGAACGCACATAAGCTACAACAATGGCTAGATGATGTGGCTGAAGGCATAGGTGGCAACAAGCCAGACCCTGCAAAGGCTGCTGATCTATATCTAAGGGCTATTGAGTACCATATCCCCAAGTTAGCTAGAACAGAGTTGTCGGGCAATCCTGACCAACCAATTCAGCACATCGTTACATGGGCGAAGTAATCGAAATCCCTTACGCACCAAGGGAACACCAGATCAAGGTTCACGAGTTACTAGACGCACATAGGTTTGCAGTCGTAGTGGCTCATCGTAGGTTTGGTAAGACTGTTGCTGCGCTAAATCATCTAATCCGTGATGCGGTACTAAACCAAAAAGAAACACCTCGCTATGCTTACATTGCGCCTACTTATGGACAAGCTAAGAGGGTGGCTTGGGATTACCTAGTCAAGTACACAGAGCCTCTAGGCGGTACTGCCAACATCTCAGAGTTACGAGTTGACTTTTGGGGTAGACGCATCCAGCTATATGGTTCTGATAACGCAGATAGTTTAAGGGGGCAATTCTTCGATGGGGTCATCCTAGACGAAATTGGAGATCAGAACCCTAAGATATGGACTGATATTATTAGACCTGCCCTGACAGACAGAAAAGGATGGTGTCTCTTTATTGGTACACCCAAAGGACACAACCACTTTAAAGAACTGCGAGACAGGGCTGAGAAAGAGGACGGATGGGGTTTACTTGAGTTCAAAGCGTCTGAAACAAATGTAGTAGATGCGACAGAACTGAAGCAAGCCAAGAATGAGATGGGCGAGGACAAGTATCTTCAAGAGTTTGAGTGCAGTTTTAATTCGAGCGTTGAGGGGTCATTCTTTGGGAAAATCCTCAATGAACTGGAGGAAAAGAAGCACATGCAGGAGATTCCTTACGAGGAACTAAGCCGCACCTTTACCGCTTGGGACTTGGGTATGAGCGACTCTACGAGTATCTGGGTAGCCCAATTGGTAGGCTCAGAGATCAGATTGATCGACTACTACGAGAATCACGGAGTTGGCTTAGACCACTATGTGAAGTGGATTAGGGATAACGATTACACAAAAGCCGAGCATATCCTACCCCATGACGTTAGGGTCAGGGAATTAGGCACAGGCAAGAGCCGCATGGAAATGCTCGAAGAAGCAGGGTTACAGATCAAGATAGCCCCGAGACTGAGCCTAGATGATGGCATCCAAGCGGTGAGGCGTATGCTGCCAAGGTGCTGGTTTAATATGCCAAAGGTAGAAACAGGACTGAACTGCCTGAGAAACTACCGCAGGGAATACGATGAAAAGCGTAAGATTTTCTATGAGCGTCCCTTGCATGATTGGTCTAGTCATGGGTCGGACTCTTTCCGCTACTTAGCCATTGGGATTGATGAAGGTCATTCAACGTGGTCTAAGCCTATTAACAAACTACCGAAATGGATTGTGTAATGTATGTAGAACGTCAGGGTACTAATTTAGCCCCAAAAGTAAAAGAACTTGAAAACCGCATCGAAATGTTAGAAAATGTGGTAAAGGCATTACAATCAGAAAAACCCAGAATGGGTCGCCCTCCAAAGGACAAACATGGAAACGAACGACTTGAAGTCGATACTACAAGCTGAGATTGATGACTCGATTGGATTTATCGAAAGTGAGACAGTCGAGCAACGTAAGCAAGCACTAGAAGCCTATTTACGTCAACCTTACGGGAATGAAGTTGAGGGAAAGTCTCAGATCGTTACTGGCGAAGTAGCAGAGGCCATTGATGGCGCATTACCTAGCTTAGTTCGCATCTTCACAGGCTCAGATCAGATCGTTGTATTTGAGCCACAAGGCCCTCTTGACGAAGCATCCGCAAAACAAGCGACCGATTATTGTAACTGGGTTTTTAGCCGTGATAACGAAGGCGTAGCCTTGCTCCACGATTGGTTCAAGGATGCTCTGCTTCAGAAAAATGGCATCTTGAAAGCCTATTGGGAAGACAAAGAAAACATCACTAAAGAGCGTTACTACAACTTGTCTAACGATGAGTTGGCTATGCTCATGTCTGACGACACCATGGAGATCATCGAGCAGGATACAGAGGACTTCCCTATCCTAGATCAGATGGGTAATCAGGCTATTGACCAACAAGGTCAGCCAATGATTAACTCCGTTCACAACGTGGTTGTCCAGCAGAAAAAGATGGTTGGCAGAGTTCGCATTGAGAACGTGCCACCAGAGGAATTCCTGATAAGCAAGAAGGCTCGAACGATTGCGGATAGCCCATTCGTAGCCCACAGGCAGATGTTGACTCGTAGCACATTGGTGGCTATGGGCTTTAACAAGAAGCAGGTCGAAGGCTTGCAGATGGGTGATGCTTTGGCGTACACACCAGAGCGTGTGGCTAGGTTCTCCGCAGGTGAGCAACCCTACCAAGTGCAGACCGATGACCCCTCGATGCAAGAGATTGAGGTCTTTGAGTGCTACGTTAAGACTGACGTAGAAGGCAAGGGTATAGCCTCACTCGTGCAAGTGTTCTACGCTTCTAACGAGATTCTTGAGGACAAGAAGGGTAAGGAGATGGTCGAGGAAGTTGACTATGTTCCTTTCCACTCAATCTGCCCTATCCCAATTCCGCATAAGTTCTTTGGTAACTCACTAGCCGACAGAACAACAGACATTCAGCTAATCAAGACTACGATTACTCGTCAGATTCTGGATAACCTGTATCTGACAAACAATGCACGAGTGGTAGCCGTTGAAGGTCAGGTAAACCTTGACGACTTGCTTACATCTACCGCAGGTGGTGTTATTCGTGCCAAGGCTATTGGTGCTGTTCAGCAATTGAGTGTCCAGAACGTAGCCACATCTGCTTTCCCGATGCTTCAGTACTTGGACACTATGCAATCCAAGCGTACAGGCGTATCGGATGCTTCACAGGGCTTAGACCCATCTATCTTGCAGAACGTGACTGCTGCGGCTGTTGCTTCTATGCAACAAGCTGGCGCAGGTAAGATTGAACTGATGGCTCGAATCTTTGCTGAGACAGGCGTTAAGTCTTTGTTCAAGGGCATCCTGCATCTCTTGTGTAAGTACCAAGACAAGCCTCGTTTGGTTCGTATGCGTGGACAGTTTGTAGAGTTTGACCCTCGCACATGGGCTAACCAATACGATGTGGCGATTAACGTTGGATTGGGTTCTGGAAATCGTCAAGAGCAAATGGCTATGCTTTCAATGGTTCTTGCTAAACAAGAGCAGTTGATCGGTCAGTATGGCCCTGCTAATCCTTACGTCACACCAGCGCAGTATCGTTCTACCTTGGGTCGGATGGTTGAGTTGGCAGGGTTTAAGGATAGTGCTGAGTTCTACAAAGCGATTACGCCAGAGCAAGATCAGCAGTTGTCTAATCCTCCTCCTCCACAAGAGCCTCCAATGCCTCCAGAGGTTCAGGCTTTGATGCAGAAGACTCAGGCTGAGATTCAGGCTAACCAACAAAAGGCTCAGTCTGATATGCAGTTGCAACAGCAGCAGATGCAGATTGATATGCAGATGGCTCAACAAAAGGCTGGCCTTGAGATGCAAATGTTGCGTGAGAAAGAGGCGGCTAAGTTGCAATTAGAGCGTGAGAAACAACAGGCTTACTTTGCTATGAAGCAACAGGAATTCGAGGTTGAGGCTCAACTAAAAGCAATGAAGGTTGGGGCTGGTATCACTTCTAACGTAGAAAT